TTTACATATTCAACGGTATTCATAGAGTCCCCCTTAAAAAAATAGATAAAATTCGAAATTTCCTATTGACATTTTAGAGAAAACTCTATATAATTAGGATGTAAGCAGTTGTTACAGCACACAAAAGGGCATAGTTATAGCAGGAGTTAGAGTTTCCTCTTTGATAGTATGTGGTAATTCTATTTTAGAGCAAAATCTAATAAATGTAAAGAACTATTTTGAGAAAAGAGGTGATAAATTTTTGAGTTATTACGATAAGGTAAAAACCCTTTGCGAATCCGAAGGTATCTCAATTTTTCGGCTTGAGAGTGAATTAGAGATTGGCAACGGTACGATCGGCAGGTGGAAGAATAAAAACTCCACACCATCAATTCAGGTTCTAAAAAAGATATCTGAATATTTCAAATTGCCGTTATCTTATTTTTTGGAGGATGAGTAAATGAAGGAAATCATCACAGCCCAAGAAGCAGGAAGGATTCTTAATATCCAAGGGCAGGCGGTCAGGGAAATGATAAAAAGGAATATCCCGCCGTTCGATACCTGTGGATGCGTCCTGTTGAGAGAGGGCAGACAAAGGAAGCAGTACATGGTCATGACTCGCAGGATGATCCAGTTCTACGGGATTGATGAAAAGACTGCGGAAGAAAGGATTAAAAAATGAGGAAAGTAGAAGACTTTGTATTTGGCATGATCGCAACTCCAGTCCTTTGGTTATTTGCATCATACCTTGATGTGATTGCTCATAACCTGAGTAACCACAGCTATGCATGGTGGAACTTATTCAGCCTGTTTTTTTGAAACAGAAAAAGACGGACTGAAAACAGCCCGCCTCGGAAACACACACGAAAGGACAAAGTCGATTCGTTCGAACTTAATTATAACACACACGAAAGGAGAAAGCAATGTTTATTGTAAAGATTGGAAAGCAGGAATTGAAATTTCAGGATGAGACATATGTTCATGAAGTTGCAGATACCCTTTTTAACTATGCAACCGTTGCACTAAACGCAGAGGAATTGCCCGTGGAGATGCGTTACGTTGATGACTCGGAGGGAATGTTCAAATGAAAAGAAGAAAACTGATATATCCGTCATGGACAGATGATCCTGTTAAGGATGCCGACAGGTGGGATGCTTACTTATCCGCCTGCAATGAATACGATGAGGATTATGAAGACGAGATTGCAGACAGGGAGTATGAGGAAAGGAGAGACAGGGATGAATATCTTCGAAATCGATAATGCAATCACGGAATGCGTAGATGCGGAAACTGGAGAAATCATTGACCTTGACCGCCTTGAAGAACTGCAGATGCAGAGAGATGACAAGGTAGAGAACGTGGCTTTATGGATCAAGGAGTTGTCAGCAGAAATTGAGGGAATTAAAGCAGAATCCAAGAGACTGGCAAACCGTAAACAGACTGCGGAAAACAAAATAAAAGGGTTGAAGAAATATCTTGGTTATGCCCTTGATGGACACAAGTTCAAGACCGCTAGAGCAAGCGTTTCTTTTCGCAAAAGCCAAGCGGTCGAGGTATCTGATATTAACCTTATTCCTGCGGAGTATCTTACATTTGCCGATCCGAAGCCGAACAAGGCGGAAATCAAGAAAGCGATCAAGGCAGGGAAGGAAGTTGGCGGTTGCACGTTGACCGAGAGCATGAGCGTGATAGTGGGGTGAGCACATGAAGGAAATAAGGTTGTTGAGATCGGATGACATAGAGGTCAGAATCCAGTCATGCAACTCAGGCGGGGCAAGGTTGCTCTTGTATAAGACAGCAAGAACAGATATGGACATTCTCGATGAGACATTCGGCATGATGAACTGGCAGAAGTCTTATCAAATGATCGGAAATCAGCTTTTCTGTACCATTGAGATATGGGATGAAGACAAAAAGCAATGGATTAAAAAGCAGGATGTCGGGGTTGAGTCCAATATTGAAGCCGAGAAGGGCAGAGCATCAGATTCGCAAAAAAGAGCGGGCTTTGTCGTTGGTATCGGGCGAGAACTTTATTCAAGCCCTGAAATGTTTGTGTATGCAAAAGACTTAAAAACCTTCAAAGCAAATAGCAAGGGTGGTTATGTTTGCTATGACAAATTCATTGTTCAGGACATTCGTTACGATGACAGGAAGATTGTCTATGTTGCTATCCGCAACATGGAAACAAACAAGGTTATAGAGTTTGGCAAGATTCCAAAAGCCAAACCCGAAGGAGATTATATTGATGTAAAGCAGACCGCAACACTGAGGGGTTTTCTTCAGAGCAGGAAGTTTGATGAGGAGAAAGCATTGCAGGCGGTTGGATTGAAAGACTTCTCAAGGGTGACAAGAAATCAGTACAACCAGATGGTTAGACTGGCGGGTGGTAAGTAGTGGAGTTCGTTGGAAAGTTCCGAGATGTCAGCAGGGATTTGTTCTCAGGCAAATGTCAGATTGTATTCGATGCGGATGACATCAACCTTGAAGACATTAATGCAATCAAGGATGAGGAACAACTCAGGATCACGGTCAAGAAATATCGAAAGAAAAGAAGTCTTGATGCCAACTCGTTTTATTGGGTTTTAGTTGGTAAGGTAGCTGAATCCCTGCAGATTAGCAAACCTCACTGCCACAACATGATGTTAGCTAGGTACGGGCAGACAGAGTTCTTTGGTGATCAGGTAGCATATACGATGTTGCCTGACACCGAGGTTGTAACAAAGAGGATGGAGCAGATGCAGGAATCTCATTTTGCTCCAACGTCACAAAGAAAGATGGGTTCGGATGGTGTCATGTACAGAGCATGGAAACTCCTGAAACCTTCACACGAATATGACTCTAAGGAGTTTTCAATTTTACTTGAAGGGCTTATAGATGAAGCAAAAAGTATCGGGGTTGAAACTATTCCTAAACAGGAACTAGAAAGGATGATGCAAGCACTTGAGAAGCGTGATCTATAACGGAGAAGAATGTTACCTGTGTGGTAGCAGAGGGACGGAGGTTCATCACTGTTTTCCGGGGGCAAGTAATCGGCAGAGATCAGAGCAAAGAGGATTCAAAGTGAGGCTTTGCTCTAACTGCCACAGGGCTTTACATAAGCACATTAATTCGGGAGACAGCCTGAAGCTAAAACAGTGGTGTCAAAAGTACTATGAAGAACACTATGGAACAAGGGAGGAATTTATATCGGAGTTTGGAAAATCAAGATTATAGCAACGATCATAGCCCTGCTGTTTTTGTTTGCACCAATAGTCGCGGATGCAACAGTGCAGAAGGAGGTTAAATGAAATGAATGTTTTGATAGCTTGCGAAGAATCACAAAGAGTATGTAAAGCATTTCTTGAGAAAGGACATAATGCTTATAGTTGCGATTTGGAAAAATCTGGGGGGGGTCTGAAGGACCGACACATTTTAATGGATGCACTTATGGTAATTAATGGCGGTGTTGTGAGGTTGGAAAACGGAAAAAAGATTGAGATTCCAAAATGGGATCTAATCATTGCACACCCACCATGCACATATCTAACAAACAGTGCAACTAGACACCACAGTTTGAAAAGAACCCCAGTTAACTGGATTGATGGCAGAACACTTTCAAGGGTTCAAGCAATAGACTTCTTTATGCGGTTTGTCTATGCGAATTGCGACAAAATAGCAATAGAGAATCCGGTCGGTGTAATGAGTACGATTTATAGACAACCTGACCAAATCATACATCCATATCAATTTGCTGAGTCCGTTGATGATGCGGAGAACTACGTTACAAAAGCAACTTGTTTGTGGTTGAAAGGCCTTGATGCGTTAAGGACAAACGACTTGGAAAAACCTAATAACAAGGAAAAATACGGTCAATCCCCACTTGGAAAAACGTATAGTTGGGCAATGATAACTACAAATGACCCAAGAACAAGAAGTAAAACATTCCCAGGAATAGCCAAGGCAATGGCAGAACAATGGGGATGAATCAGAAGAAAGGATGCGTATGAAGAATAAAAGGGTATTAGCTTTATTGTTTTTAATCCTTATGGCCTTGCCTGTTCCGGCAAAGGCAACAATCCAGGCAGAAGAAGAGCTGATTGACATGGGGATGTTTAAGGTCACTTATTACTGTAGCTGTGAAGAGTGCAGCGGCCATTGGGGAACACAAACCGCAACCGGCAACCACTGCGAACAGGGAAGGACAGTGGCAGTTGATCCCGATGTCATAGCATATGGAACAAAGATATTAATTGATGACAATGTTTATATTGCCGAGGACTGCGGGAGCAGGGTTAAGGGTGACAGCATTGACATCTATGTGGATGGCCATGAGTTGGTCGAGAAACTAGGAGTGAAGCATAAGAAGATATGGTTAATCAGATGAAGTTATATATATGGCAGACAAGCGACCAATACGAACTGCCTTTATTCGTAACGGATTCCCTACCCGAACTTGTGAGGGTATGCGGAAAGCCTAAAGATCAGATTTTAAGCCTTATTTCTAAAAACAAAAGCGGTAAAGTAAAGCATTGTGCTTTCGACCGCATCATCGTAAGAGAGGAGTAGATATGAACACAGTTGTATTAATTGGAAGGTTAACAAGGAAGCCTGATACGAGATGGACAGCAGGGGACAATCCACAGGCGGTGTCCCGATTTACCATTGCAGTAGACCGAAGAAAGCGTGACGAAGCAGATTTTATTAGCTGTATCGCATTCGGCAAAAACGCAGAAAACATTCAAAAGTATTTTGGCCAGGGGAGCAAGATTGCAATCCGTGGAAATATTAGGACAGGAAGTTACACTAATAAGGATGGAAAAAAGGTTTACACCCAGAATGTAATTGTGGATGAATGGGATTTTGCAGACGGCAAAAAGCAGGAGACAACTCAGGAGAAGCCCGCTCATGATCCAAATGAGTTCATGAACATTCCAGATGGACTTGAGGAGGAATTACCGTTCCTGTCATGACCTATAACCTAACGATACCGGGGAAGCTACACAGCTTAAATGAATACATCGGCTCATGCCGTAGAAATGCCTATCAGGGGGCTCAGATGAAGCGGAAAGACCAACAACTGATTGAATGGTACATCCGTTCACAGTTGAGGGGAATACGCCTTAAAAAGCCTGTTAGGATGTCATATCGATGGTATGAGCCGAACCGCAAGAGAGATTTGGATAATATTGCGGGATACGGACACAAAATCTGTCAGGATGCTTTGGTTAATTGCAGAGTAATCGAAAATGACGGATGGAGATATGTAGTGGGATTCTCAGATGATTTTTATGTTGATAAAAAGAATCCAAGAATTGAAATTACTATACAGGAAACATAACACGAAAGGAGAAAGGATGGCAGTATTTTGGAAAACGAATTACTTCAAGGCGGATGCAGAAGAAGCCTATAAGGAACTTATGACATTAGATGTGATAACTGCGGAGAGCGTTGTAGAACTTGCCAAGAATGAATCATCGGTAATTCATGATGAATTTGATTGGGATGACGAGGTAGCAGGTCATAAGTGGAGGAATCATCAGGCAAGGGTACTAATCAATAACCTTGTTATTGAGGTTGAACAGAACGAAACAAAGGAATCTGTTCCTGTCCGAATCCTTCACACAACGTCTGATCGTGACGATTATAAACCGCTTGAGTATTTCATGACCCACGAGGATGAGCGTGAGAAACTTTTGAAACAGGCGTATGCAGACCTTGAATCATTCAAGAGGAAGTATTATACCTTGAAGGAATTAAAGCCTGTATTTGACGCTATTAACGCACTGTAATCAATAAGGTATCTGCCGACCGTCTGTATATTTGGCGGTATAAACCGCAGAAAATTACAGAACACAAAATATTACTATAGATCACTTTAATATGCGGAATCTAAGGATAGCTAAATATACAACATTATATTATAAGCGATTTTATATCGCCTGATATGCAGACGGATGGTAAGTATGGATGGTGGCTTGTACCCACAAAACATTAAAAAGAAGTACGGAATAGGTAACTTTACTTAAAGATAGGATAGATGATAGCACAATACTTTATAGCAAGCTACCTTCCATGCTTATCATAGGCAGAATGTATATAAAAGCAAATAATAGAAGATTAAATTAGGATAGGGAATAACAATTTAGAATACTTTAAAGAAACGTAGTCATCAGCAGGCCGCTTAGTTAGTGGCAATAGCCACAAATAAGCAAAAAAAAGTAAAGCAAAGCATAGATTACTGCAAAAAAATATAGAATATGTTATTGCCACTGGTTAAACGGTCTGCAAAACAGAATACCGTAAGAAAACGTTATTAACAGACCGCTTAGTTAGTGGCAATAGCCACATCATAAAGAACTGAATAAAACGAAAAGTAAGCTAATCGCAATACAGTCAATGACATTATATCATATTTTATCGCAGGGCAAGCTATTGTCACTGATTAAGCGGTCTGTAAATCAAAGGAGGAAACACACATGGCAACAAAGAAAATCAAGATTGAGTCTATCAAGGAAAACACATTACGCTTCAATATCGTAGGGGATAGCGATCTCGTTCTGCACAAGAAATCAAGACTTTATGTTCTTAGTGAGGTTTATAAGCAGAACCATCCGAGGGGAACAGAAATGCCCGAAAGGTTCAAGGTTAAGAACGAATGGGAGCAGTTCATCACTGGTATCACATGGCTGAAGCCGATAACATATCATGACGATGATCCGAGCCTTTACTGTGAGGAAGAATGGAATGATTATATGCAGAATAACACGCCTTGTTTTCTGACATACGCATTTTTCAAATCATTCTATGAGGTGTTTGTCACATTTTTCAAAGAGTCTACTGGAAAGAACGGTACGGATGTAAAAAGAGCATTTGTATTCAACGAGCAGTTAGCACCAATCCAGTTCGCATCGGCAAGGACGGATTCATCTATTGCCCCCGGTAGCGGAATTAATAAAGCACCTGTTGTCAGCAACGTGAATATCTTATCGGGTTGGAGCACGAGTTTCAGCATCACAGTTCCTGAGAAGGTTATGCCAGTTGATACGGTGGTGTCAATGGTATGTACCGCAGGAAAGTATCTTGGCATCGGTAGCAGGAGAGCGGAAGGGTACGGAAGATATCATATCGAGTCCGTCAACTATGAGAGGTGATTAAATGAAAACACAAGGTGAAAAGGTTATTGAGTATATGAAGAAGCATGGATCAATAACAACTATGGAAGCGTTTATGCATTTCGGGATCACCCGATTATCTGCAAGGGTATTCGAGTTGAGAGAGAAGGGGTATGCTATCAACTCCGATCCTGTCAAGGTAAAGACAAGGGACGGAGAAAAGGTTACGGTGGCAAGATATACACTTGAAGAAAGCCCTGCGGAATAGCAGGGCTAGGGATTAAGGCAGTAATTATTTTTTATCAAGGTATTTGCGGAGCAGGTCTTCGATGATATCGGAAACGCTCCGCCCTTCCTTGATAGCCTGAATCTTGATTGCTTTCAAAAGGCTCTCGTCAATAGTGGTGGTAAATTTCTTTTTCATGGCATTTCCCCCTTTTGATTAGTATAGCAAAAAAAAGTATTTACGTAAAGCAGAAATTGGTATATAATATACGTATGAGAGTAGTTACGTATTATAAAAGCAAGGGGGTAGAAAGAAGGATAGTATGGCAAAGTTTAGAACAGTAAAAAGTTCATTTTGGACTGATTCAAAGGTCGTAGAAGTCTTTTCACCAGAAGACAAATATTTTTTCTTGTATTTACTTACAAATCCAAAAGCAACTCAGCTTGGCATATATGAATTTGTACCAAAGCTAGTTGCATTTGATATGGGATATTCTGTAGAAGCGATTAAGGTTTTATTGGATAGGTTTGAGAACAAATACGGTGTTATTAAATATTCAAAAGAGACAGGGGAAATCGCAATTAAGAATTATCTTCTTCACTCTATTGTAAAGGGTGGTAAGCCTGTTATGGATTGTTTGAAGAAAGAAGAGAAGATGATCAAGGATAAATCTCTTTTAGAGTATGTAGCTAAGAATGTTTATAAAGATAAAAGATTAAATACTACAGTTAAAGAATTCTTTGATGATGTAATGAATATTGAAGATGAGGATGAAGATGATAATGAGGATGAAGATGATAATGAACGTATCGTAGCCTACGATTCGTTAAAACTTAAAGAGATGGTGATTAACGAGTCGGTTCCATTACCTGACCGTGGACAATTTCAATGTGAGTGGTGTGGGAATAAAGTAAGCGTTCTTGAAAACCATCATTTTCCAATTCCTAAAAAAATGTACGGAAAAGAAACAGTTCATATTTGCCATGATTGCCATAAGGCGTTCCACGATTTGGAATACTCCAAAGGTATGGGAACATACAGAACGTCTACCAAAGACATCGATGATTTAGCCGATGAAATGTTTTATGAGTTATGGAATCTATACCCAAAAAAACGTGGCAAAGGCAGTGTTTCGCAAACTCAGAGGAGAAAACTCTACCACATTGGCTATGAGCAACTTGTGCGGTGCATTGACAGATACATTGAAGAAACAAAGGGATTGGATGAGCAATATATCAAGAATGGATCAACATTTTTTAATTCCGGCTATGTTGATTATCTGGATGAGAATTATACTCCACCCATAAACACAACAAAATCTGCCGTCATGAGTTTTTTAAATAATGGGAGGTGATTAAGTGACGAAGGAAGAATGGGCGAAGCTGGTCTTGTCAATTAAAGATTTGTACCCGGCAGAAAAAATCCTTAATACGGATCATGCAATTCAGCTTTGGTATGAAATGCTCAAAGACATTGATTATCAAGATTTAGCAAAAGGGTTATGGAAATATGCATTGGAAAATAAATTTCCACCTACAATATCCGATTTGAGAGGACAGAGTGTAGCCATCAAATTCGGAGAATTCAGTTCATGGGAAGATGAATGGCACAGAGTCTGCAAAACGATTCAAAACTATGGCTATATGCGTGAGCAAGAGGCCATTGCAAGTCTGCCGGAAATGACGAGAACAATCGTCAAGCGACTTGGCTATCAGTATCTTTGTTCCAGTGAGAATCCTATGGCAGATCGAGCGAACTTCCGTGACATCTATAACAATATGGTTAATAAGCAGAAGGATAGGGAGAAACTTTCACAGCCCATCAGACAGGCTCTGGAAAAGGCTACAGAGAGTCGAAATGCCGTTTTAGTGATAAAGGCAGAGGAATTACCAGACAAGGTTTCAAAAGATGAAATTGATGTCGAGGAGAACGCACTGAGTGAGCATGTGCAAGGTAAGTTGGATGAACTTAGAAGACGGCTGAGAGGTGAAGACTGCGGTCAAGCCTGTGAAAACTCATTCAATAATTTTGAGCAGAGGACTTATGATTACGAAGCATTGGAGAAGAAGTTGTACGCAAAAGGTAGACAGAATGTGCGTCATATGCCTTGAGAGGGATAAGTGCAGAACAATCTGTCATCAGAAATATGAACATGACAAGAAGCCGACATCACCTGCAGTCATCCGACTTCGGGAGGAGTTGGCAATGGAAAGTCAAGAGATAAGGAGGAGGGATGATTCCCGTTGGGCAGAGTCGATGAACTTGTGACAGGAGATGTAAACGTGATAGCATCCAAGGAAATCCGCCAGTTTTTTGTTGCTGACCTGAAGGAAGCAAAAAAGCAACTGGAAGCAGAAGGTCGAACAAACACAATCAGATATGAATGCATATCCAAGGAACTGCAACGGCGGAGAGACTACAACATGAGTCGATATGATCCTGACACGCCAAGGGGAAAAGGGTTCACGGATGCAGAATGGGAAGACTTCTCAAGGCGTTGGAGAGAAGCCTGTGACACAATCAAGAAGTATACCAACAAGAGTGGTCGAGATAAGATTAGAATAAAGAGAGGAAAGAAATGAGCATAGAATCACGGCTGATTACGGTTTTGAATAATTATTCCATACCATTGGCAAAGGTGGCAAGAAGGGCGGATATTCCTGCAGATCATGTCTATCAGATAAAAAGCGGAAAACGAAGGGTCACGGTGGATTACTACTTCAGGCTGTGTAAGGCAATGCAGATTAATCCGATAGTTTTTGCAAAGGAGGAAGATTATGTTTGAGGAAGACTTCAAAATTGCAACGATGTTGGCAAAAAAAACACAGATAAGTGGGTCAGTTAAAAAGGCGAACAGGCGGGTCATTGATCAGGAGAAAGAGCGGGCGTATGTCATACGGGCATGGAATAACGGAGACAGTATGGAAGACATTGCTCATAAGATTAAGGCGTCCGTACATTATGTCAACAAATATATGGATCGCTTTAAGTTCTTCTACGGAGATAAAGCCGTAAAGACAAGACATATTCCGATGAAAATGCCTGAGGTGTGATAATGGGAGAATATGAGAAGTTAGAAGAATATTTTGACGAGATAGATATTCCTGAAAGCAGGAAAAAGGAATACTGCCAGTATTACGATGGCAAGGATTACCACTGCAGAGCAACATCACATAAGACCTGTCACAGGTGCAGGTTCTTCTGCCCAACGATACATGGAAAGATGGAGATTATAGCGAAGTCTTATGCGGAGATAAAAAAGAGGAATGTCGTACTCAGGAAAAAGCAGACAGAGCAGGATAAGGTTATTGACTGGCTACGGAAGTCCATACAGAAGGAGAGTAGGCATGATGCTGAACAGTAAGAACACGGAAAAATGCAGAAGGATTGCCAGTCATTACGGATGCGAAAATCAGCTTATCCAGTTGGCAGAGGAGTGTGGAGAACTTGCTACGGCTTGCCTGCATCGAAGAAGGAACAGGAAAAGCAAAGATACCTTGGATAACCTTGTTGAAGAGATTGCGGATGTCCTTGTCATGATAGAGCAGATCAGGATTGTTGAAGGGATTAAAGGCAGGACGATTATCGAAAGCATTGAAAGAAAGTTAGACAGACAGATAGGGAGGATTAATGATGAGAATAGGAATTATTGATGTTGACAGTCATAATTTTCCGAACATCCCTCTCATGAAAATATCAGCATGGCATAAATCAAAAAAAGACCTAGTTGAGTGGTATGATCCGCTATTCCATAATATTGGAAAACCACTTGATAAAGTGTATTGTTCCAAGGTTTTCAGTTTTACTCCTGATATTGATTATGGAATTAATGCAAAGGAAGTCATAAAAGGCGGAAGCGGATATTCCATAATTTTACAGGGGGGGGTGGAAGTGTATGTTAAAGAGAAAGACAATGATTTGCCGTATGAGATAGAACACATTTACCCCGATTATTCTCTTTATCATAAGTTAACGGAAAACACTGCATATGGATTTTTAACAAGGGGATGTCCGAGAGGATGTGGGTTTTGTCATGTGGGGGCTAAAGAAGGAAAGTGTAGCAGAAAGGTGGCTGACTTATCTGAGTTTTGGAGAGGGCAGAAAAACATTGTTCTGTGCGATCCTAATATTTTAGCTTGTTCAGAGCATAAGGAACTTCTTGGGCAACTAATTGAGAGCAAGGCGAAGGTCGAATTAAATCAAGGGATTGATATTAGGCTTGTTAATGATGGGAATATAGATTTACTGAAAAAGGTTAAGCTAAGAAAAATTCATATAGCATTTGATAACTATAAAGATTGGGACATGATTACCCCAAAAATAGAAGCATTTTGCAAGGAGACAGGGTACAGCAGAAGCAAAGGGGGAATGATGTGCTATATCTTAGTAAATTATGACACGACATTAGAGGAGGACATAGAAAGGATTCAGTTTTGCAGAAAAATGAATATATCACCATATCCGATGATTTATGACAAGGCACACTGCGATCCAATTTATAGAAAGTTACAAAGATGGTGTAACAATTTTATATTTTGGAGTTGCCCTACTTTTGAAAAATATAATGGGTAGAAAAGGAGGATTAATGATGAAAATTGAATGTACCAAAGAAGAATTACTGGCGTATGCCAAGGAACAATATCAGTTAGGAATGTTGGACGATGAGGAAGGGAAAGCCGCAGGGATTGCGATCTACATTGATGAGATGTTCCTGCAGGCACACGGCAAAGAAGAAAATGAATGATATTTACATCGAAAAAACTTGGGCAATGCCCAATGGAAAAACCTTCACAATCAAGCCGATAAAGGAGTTTGTGGAGGCTGAAGTCAATAAAGGCGGGGTGATCGTTGACCCGTTTGCACATAGCTGTAAATACGGAACGATCACCAACGATCTGAACCCTGAATTTGATACGGACTATCATCTTGATGCTTTGGAGTTCCTGCAGAAACTTGACGATGAATCTGCAGACCTTGTTCTGTACGATCCGCCTTATTCAATCACGCAAGCCTCAGAACTATATAAAAGCTACGGAAAAAAGAAGCTGGAAATAAACGTGGCAAACATGAAGTATTGGAAGTGCGTGAAAGATGAGATAGCAAGGGTGTTGAAGAGACATGGAAGAGTTATTTCCTGCGGGTGGAATACCAACGGGTTAGGCAAGGGGAGAGGGTTCGAAATGACATCAATCCTGATTGTCTCGCACGGCGGGAGCAAAAACGACACCTTGGTCACGCTTGAATATAAATTATAAAGGAGGTACTATGCTTGGATTCGTAGTTGGCTTATTCGTAGGAGCATTCCTTGGCATATCTTTACTGGCAATCATCGTTGTTTGCCACGATGCTGATGAGCGGGAAAGGGAACTGTATGACAGGAATTCAGTAGAGAAGGGAGATGAAATGCGATGAGTGGTGGACATTTTGACTATATTGATAGCAGATGCAAGGACGAGATATTCGGATGGTCGGACAGACCACGCAATGTCTTCGAAGACAGAGAAATCAGCGAATTGATTTTTGATGTTTTCGAACTGATTCATGACTTCGACTGGTATAAATCAGGGGATACCTGCAAGGAAACATACCTGAAGGCAAAAGCAGACTTCAAAAAGAAATGGCTGAAAAATTCGGGGGTCAGGGTCAGAAGGATCGTTGATAATGCGATAAATGATGTTAAGCAGGAACTTTACGAAACATATGGAATAGTTGATGAAAGCAAAGGAGAGTGAATTTATGTGGAATTGTTTGTGCCGACCAACTGCCCTAGTAGAGGTTGAGGAAGTAGCGTACAGTGGTATTGATGAAAGACTTACCGTCACTGGCAAGGTTGTTTGTTCAGGTTCAGGCATGATGCCTAGAATTGACAAAGTCATATTCAATGATCCTGCAACAATAGTCTTTTGGTCAGATGGTACAAAAACGGTTGTCAAAGCACATGATGAGATATTTGACAGGGAAAAGGGATTGGCTATGGCTATTACAAAGAAAGTATTCGGAAACAAAGGCAGGTACTTTAATATATTCAAAAAATATTGCACAAGAGGTGAAGCAGAATGAGCGTAATAGTTGAAATAGCAGAACCGTATAGGCGATGTAATAGTTGTAACTCTAACGATGGGGTGATTGAAATCAACGTACTAAGGAATATTGGAAGTGCAAAACAGGGAATACAGATTGCTTTATGCGAGTCATGTGCTCAAATGCTTAGATTCGCACTGAACAGTAGATACAGGAGAGTTGGTGAAGAGGAATGAAAGCATATACGGCATCTGATCGCAACGGAGACTCTGGATATAGTATCGTGGTTTTTGCAGAAACAGCAGGACAAGCAAAAGCGTATGCAAGTAACAGCGAAAATTTTGACGGTTTTGAGTTTACCGAGATGCGAGTAAATCGGTGCAAGGCACTGGATAGTTATTATAGGGGAAATAGTGAAATGGATTGGCTCAACGATGAAGACAGGGTGGCAATGGTAAAATTAGCAAACTTTGAGTGCAGTAGCGAGGTGTGGCATCCCGAATGCGAAACCGGAGATTGTCCTGCTCAGGAGTGGTGCGGAAGATATGAAAGGACGAGAAGATGAGTGACATGATTAGCAGACAGGCGGTTGAGCATTTGGATTGGTTCACAAAATTATACTGCATAGATAAAAGCATAACTGACGATCTTGCCTTCAGATGCAAACAATGCGAGTTTGAAATGCCAGATGGCAGGTGTTTGGTGAAGGCTATGGCGAGAAAACTGTGCCCTGATTACAAGGATTTCGGGGCAATGGGAGATTTATGATGGATGATTCAATAAGAAGACAGGCGGCGATTGATGCGATACACGAAGACATCGATTGGCTTGCCGCACAAGGTGGGCGAGACTTGGATTTGCCTGAGTGCATGGAAAGAGCAAAAAGTATTTTAGAAAATCTGCCATCCGCAGAACCAGAACGTTTGACCGATGATGATTTCGAAACGATCAGGATACACCTGAATGCCTATAAAGAAAAACTCTGTAATCAGCAAAGATGGGAAGAAGCTAAAGAGTATCAGCGTATCATTGACCGATTTATGGTATTTGCATCTGCACAACCAGACTTGCAACCAACTTGCAACCAACTTGCAACCGACACCATCAGCAGACATGATGCGATTGATTACATTAAGACGCAAAGAGGAAGACCTTTTATCGGAATCACTTTGGAAGAAGCGATTATTATGATGATTGAGGAAGTACCATCCGCAGAGAAGACACAACTTTCTGGAGAAGATGCAACAAAAGATGCAACTTCTGACTTGATCATAAGAGCGGAAGCAACAACAATTCCAGTAATGACAAAAGAACACAGGGAATACCAAACAATGAACATTGATGATGATTACGAACAGGGATGGTTTGATTGCCAAAAATGCATTGAGGAACTGCCATCCGCAGAACCAAAAACACCATCAAATGGTTCTATAACGTGCGTGAAGTCGGAAAAGATGCACGATAGAACCATGGGTGATTTAATCAGCAGACAGGATGCGATTGAAGCGGTATTGAATATTTGCAACACCCATTGCAACGAGTATTTTGCAAATGCAATTAAGGAACTTCCATCCGCAGAACCAGAGCGTGACATTCCTATAAAGCCGATTGAAACAACCGACCGTGCGTGGGGTATCCCAAACAAACAGGCAGTTTGTCCAAAATGCGATTACTATCTTGGTCATGTGGCTTTTTTAGGGGACTACAAAGGCAAGCGGATAACTTATTGTGAAACCTGCGGACAGGCTATTGATTGGGAAGGATGGGAGTTTGATGAATGACACCATTAGTAGACAGGAAACGATTGATGCAGAGGAAGGTAATAAAGCCTTGAATGAAGCAGTAGAAAGGTTAAAAGAGTTGCCATCCGCAGAACCGGAACGGAAGAAGGGGAAGTGGATAAAAGAATATTGGAATGGTGAGCACACAAGAAAATGCTCTGCGTGTAACATAACGCAAACAGTTACGACATACAGGTGGAAAGTCAACTTTAATTATTGCCCAAACTGCGGAGCAGATATGAGAGGTGAATCATGATGACACTTGACGATGCAATCATTCATGCGGAGGAAACCGCAGAGGAGATAGATAATGCGTGTGAACATTACGAAATAGCAGAAGCCAATGTCGGCAATGGCAGAAGATGTGCCGAAGAGTATCGTCAGCTTGCCGAGTGGTTAAAGGAGTTGCGACTATATCGCAGGATGAGAGGAGAACAGGAATGATTCATCACTACATTACAAAATATATCGAAAACGAGAAGATGTATGTAGAAGCATGGATTCAGATTGACATCTTCGGTCAGTGCATTTGTTTCAGCAATCGAAGAATAGAGGAGAACAGGAATGAAGATAAAAGATATTACTTATAGCCACAGAAATGATTTCAAGGCTGTTTTCATGTGTGAGCGTTGCAAGTATGAGTATGAAACATGGGGATATTCGGATGCGAATTACTACAACAATGTGATTCCCAATGCGATCTGCCCTAGTTGTGGCCTTAACTCAAATGGAGAAACTGAGGAACAGCTTAAAGCAAGAATGGGACGGGCTTATGTGATATGAGAGGTGAAGAGGATGAGATTGGTAAAAAGCATAAAGGGGTAACTGTTTACTGTAAATTGATGAGTGACGCGGATGTAGGAGCGTCATATTTTGGGAGGAACTCCCTCAGAGTTTGCCCAAAGAGAAAATACGACAGAACGGTAAATATAGTTGAGGCGGGCAATTGCGTGTACTGCGGAAGACACATAGATGACGGTCACGTATTCCTATGTAAAGAATGCAGAAGAAAGGATGAGGGAATGAGTAATGGATGAAATGAGCAAATTCAGAGAGATGCTAAATTCTGAAGGTATCAAGTGGAAAGATGCATCTTGCGATGGTTACCTTCCGATAACAAGGACACACTTCTCATATCGTGGATACCATTGGTCGGTCATACATGGGTTTGGGACATACGGCGGATTTAACAGTATAGAAAAGGATAAGGGATTGCTTGAACTAATGAGTGATGCCGTGAATGGCGGTGAGCCGATTGGGTATTTAACTGCGGAAGAAACAATGAGGATCGTGAGGGGTGAACAGGAATGACATATTTGTGTCCAAAGTGCAAAGGGATCATGCAGTGCATATCAACGGCAAGCATCCCGGCAATCACCACATATGTATGTATGGTATGCGGATATTCGTCAAAGCCAGTTAAAGAATATGAGGACTGCCAGACGCTACCACCTTGGTTGATGGAAGAAGAATCAAGCAATCAATCAAGCGACGAGCGATAAAAGTAAGCGATAGGATAAATGAAATATGTGTTACTTGATTTTTAACGTAGTCGGAACAATAGCAGTGATAGTGCTGGACGAGTTAATGACATTATTATTTGATGCTTTTGTATTGTGGGAGGACTAACGATGACAACTGAAGAAGCAATCAAAATCTTTCAGGTAGCAAAAGCTGAGATAGAGTGGTCTGCACAACTTGACTATCAAGAAGCTATTGATATGGCGGTCAAGGCATTGGAGAAACAGAAAGAAGAGATTCATGTATGGGATGAGGTGACAAGTAAGTATGGCGATGGAGAGGAATGTGCGTCAATGGCCTATCTTCCTCAGATGACCGTAGCTGAGTGGTTAGATGAGATATTGGCCTTAGTGGATGAAAGCGAGAAATAAGGTTAATATTTTTAATCATAACAGAAAATTAAAGTTAAAAGGGGGAAACCGATGAAGGTAACGATTGATATTCCTGATACCACATTATCTGTGTTTGTGAGTATGATATGGGATGAATTTACGGTATACAAGATGGGAACATCGGCATTAGATACTGATGATCTGTATGATGGCAACGAGATTAAACTGCCGAGGGAGGAGTTAAATGAAAGCGGAAACAGTAGAAGTTGAATGTAAAACAGCAGGTTTTGAAGAAGCACAGGAAAAGATAGAAGCACTAGCAAGTGCTTATGATGGGTTTCCTGCTCAGGTGCAAATTAAACATTGTCATGACTGTACGATCAATATTTATCCCAGTCAGACAAGGTTTGTGGAGGATAGCAATGAGTGAAAAAAAATCAAGTGGCGGAATAGGATTTACAGGACTATTACAGATTGCATTTATTGTCCTGAAGTTGTGCAAGGTCATAACTTGGTCATGGTTATGGGTGCTGTCTCCGCTATGGATAAGTGCGATTATCGTTGCAGTGTTATCTGTTATCATAGTGTTTCTTAAAGTTCGAAAGGAGAAGCGGGAAAGTGAAGAATGGCATGAACATTTCCGTGAATATGTAGAGAAACGGTTTGGAGGCGATGAATAAGAATGATCATGAAAAGATTGAGAACTAGAAAAGATTTAGAGGAAAGAAAGGAATAACACCTATCCTGATGATAATCAGGCTGACATGAAGGTAGTATGGTGAATCATGTCGTAAGAATTAACGGAGTGGCTGTGCCTAAATAAGCACTTAATAACGAATCCAAGCCGCCTATTACTTCGACCATAACACAGGGTTTGTGTAGTGGTCGGTGTTGAAAAGATTAAAAGTTTGTTGGATGAGTGCGGGAGCAAGCAGTTTTATCGCAGGATATCTTGCGGGAGATGTTGATGAGTGGATTTACATTGACATCGAAGACCAACATAGAGATAGCATACGGTTTATTCATGATTGTGAGAAGGTGATCGGCAAAAAGATAACGATATTAAAGTCAAACGAGTACAAAAACGTAGAAGATGCGGTCAGGACTTTCGGGGGATTCCGAAATGCAAAGAACGGCTTTGCTCCATGTACCAACTGGCTAAAGAAAAGGGTTCGCAAACAATGGGAATGGGAACACAGAAGGGACATGATCACATATGTTTGGGGATTTGATGCCAATGAGAAGCACAGGGCAGAACGATTAGAAGAAGCTATGTATTCTTTTCAACATGAGTTCCCGTTGATTGACAGAAACTTGAGTAAGGGCGATGTCCACGAACTTCTGCATAGACTTGGAATCAAAAGACCTGTTATGTACGACATGGGTTATCCAAACAATAACTGTATAGGATGTGTAAAAGGGGGAATGGGATACTGGAACAGGATCAGAAAAGATTTTCCTGAAGTATTTAACCGCAGAGCGAAACTGGAAAGGGAAGTAGGTAACACCATGCTTAAAGATAAAAATGGATACATTTATCTTGACGAGTTAGACCCGAACAGGGGGAATATGAACACGGAGATTATGCCTGAGTGCGGAATATTCTGCTATTTGGCATCACTTGATATGAAAGGGTAACGCAGAATCCTCGTAGACGAGGTTGCATCCTAACCAGTACAGGATGTGTAAAGTGCATAAGAGCGTGTGACAGAGACTTCGTGGTTCGCCTTGCTAAGGCATGAAAAGACTAACGGTCAGCGGTAATAACTCCCACGGATATAGAGCAGATTGAATGTGTTTCCACACTATACGGATAGCGTAGTGTGGTTGCGTGAAAAAAACAATAGCCAAAGCATGGCTGAGATTTCTTGAAGATAGATTTAGGGCAAAAATAGACCCGAAGAAGTATTATTTATCATACAGCGGTGGCAAGGATAGCCATTTGCTTTATTGGTTCATAAAGGAGTGGTTGCGTGAAGAAAACATAATCATAGTTGGAGTTAATACAGGTTTTGAACTGCCTGAGATTAGAAGAAGAATCATGAAGAATTGCGATGTGGTTCTGCACCCGTCATTAAACAGAAAAGACATAAAGGAGAAATATGGAATCCCTTGTTTTTCGAAGCAACAAGATGAATACATATACCGATATCAACATGGTAGCAGAAGTGACAACACCATGAAAGCGGTGCTAGGAAAGAATCAGGTATTTAATCTTAACAGAAAAGCAAGGGAATTACTTTTGTCTAATAGACTGCATCCTGTGAGCAATAAGTGTTGCCTTTACAACAAAGAAAAGCCGATGATACAGTGGGGCAAGGCAAACGGGAGGAAGGCAATCATAGGTGTAAGAGGTTCAGAGAGTTCAACGAGGAAAAGCAAGTATAACACCTGCTTAAAAAGGAATGGTGACTTCACACCACTATTTGATTTTTCCGATGAATTAGTGGATTTGATTTACGATGTATATCAAATTGATATTCCTGAGTGCTATAACTATTTACAAAGGACAGGGTGTGCCGGGTGTCCTTATGGGAGGAATACGGAAACGGAGTTATCCCTACTTCCTGATGGACAGAGAAACCACGCTATTAGATTTTTCAAGGAGTCTTATGATGTTTTAGGAGTTAACTATAATGAACTACAAATGACAATGTATAAGGAGTTAATGGGATGATGTTTGATATCGGAGTAAAACTAATGGAAATGGGAGTCGTAGTTATAGTATTAGGAGTCCTGCTGATGATCGGCGGGGCTTGATGTTGCAAAAAGTTTTTTGGGTTGATATGGCACAAGGCTTAAATAAATTGGTATAATATGTCAACGATAATAAAGGATTTCAAATAGTCTGTGTGTTGTTTCAAATTTGGAGGTATTATGCAGAAAGAGTTTATAACTAAAGGGAAACACAAGTATTTGTATCCGATGAACAAGAATATGAGAAAAAGGATTCAGATATTATCAGTTCCTTATCCGAAGAAGGTTGAGGATGATGGCTAGACCAAAAAAAGAGATAGACAAAAAGAATTTTGAAAATTTGTGTGGGATACAATGTACCCAAGAAGAAATCTGCCAGTTTTTTGATGTTACAGATAAAACATTAAACGGTTGGTGCAAAAGGACTTATGGGCATAATTTCTCCGAAGTATTTGCACAAAAAAGGGGGATGGGGAGAATATCCCTTAGGAGAGCCGGCTTCCAGTTGGCTCAGAAAAATCCTAGCGTGCATATATTCTATGCTAAGAATTTTCTTGGTATGGCAGATAAGCAGGAACAGATTATTACCACGGTAGAGGACTTAACACCATTAGCGGAGATGCTCAATGCAGAAGACCCAGACGATAGCATGGAAGCCGTTCTCGAAGAAACATAAGAGATATATCAAGAATGCCATAGGTAATAAGATGAATGTTGCCGAGGGTGCAATTCGTTCAGGAAAGACTATAGATCACTGCATCATAGCACAGATGTACTTGGAAACCTGTCCTGATAAGATACATCTTGCAAGCGGTTCTACCATAGCAAACGCAAAACTAAATATTGGAGATTGTAACGGCTTTGGTTTAGAACATTTATTTCGTGGTAGATGTCGTTGGGGAAAGTATAAAGACAACGAAGCACTGTTCCTCCAAACAAAGACAGGTGAAAAGATAGTAATCTTTGCAGGTGGAGGAAAAGCGGACAGCTACAAAAGGATACTTGGTAACTCCTACGGTTTATGGATAGCTACTGAGATCAATGAACATTATGACTCAGATGACTCTCGGTCATCTTTCATCAAGGTTGCTTTTGGTAGACAGGTCGCGGCGATTAAGCCGATGATTCTGTGGGATTTGAATCCTTGCAATCCAAATCATAAAATATACCGCAGTTATATTGATAAGTACAAAGAAAAGTATTTAGGCGGATATCAATATCAACACTTCACGCTAAAGGATAATCTGTCAATAACTCCACAAAGACGGGCGGAAATAATAAGCCAATACGAAAAAGACAGTATATGGTATCGCCGTGATATAAAAGGAGAACGATGCATCGCTGAAGGACTTGTTTTTGCTAAGTGGGAGAATGCGTTATGTGAGCCAATACAAGGGCGGGCAAGTGAATATGTCCTATCTATAGACTACGGCACTCAAAACGCCTTTGCAGGATGTTTATGGGGCAAATATGGGAATGTATGGTATCTTACTAAGGAATACTACTATTCAGGAAGGGAAGAACACAAACAGAAAGAGGATAGTGAGTACCTCGAGGATTTAAATGCTTTTATTGCTCCGATAATGAGGGAAGTGGTTCGGATAAAAACCATCATAGACCCTTCGGCGGCATCCTTCAAGGTAACACTAAGGAAAAGCCCGAATAGGTGGTACAAGCCTATTGATGCCGATAACGCAGTTGCTGATGGCATCAGAGAGGTAAATACGGCTATTAACCTCGGATTGATCAAGGTATTCAATACCTGCAAGAACTGGCAGATGGAGGCGGGCGGTTATGCGTGGGACACAAAGGCGGATGAGGATAAACCGATAAAGGTCAATGACCATCTTTGCGATGCTACCCGCTACTTCGTGAGAACGATGAGAATAGTGCCTAAGGCACTAAAACATAGAAACTAATACGGGGGTCACACGAGAGGTAAAAAAGAATGTTAACTTACCAAGACCTTATTGAAGTAAAGGAAAATGAAGATGACAGGATGGCTTTCATCCTGCGGGCAATCAATCAGCATCAGTCTACGGATAAATATAAGACGGCGGAGATCGCTGAAGACTACTACCGCAAGCAGAACAGAACGATGCTCGACTACGAAAAAACCATTGTATCCGCATCGGGTAAAAGTATCGTGGATGAATGGAGTCCGAACCACAAAGTGGTCAGCGGATTCTTTTCAAGGTTTGTACGACAGCAGAATCAGTACCTTTTATCCAATGGCGTAACGTGGGGGAAAGATGATACTGCTGATAAGCTAGGGAAGAAGTTTGACTCACAGTTACAGAGGTTAGATAAAGCCGCTTTGATTGAATCCGTGGCTTTTGGCTTTTGGAATCTTGATCATCTGCAGGTGTTCAAGTTCCTTGAGTTCGTTCCGCTTTACGATGAGGAAAATGGATCACTTCGGTCAGGGATTAGGTACTGGCAGATTGATCCTAGTAAGCCGTTAAGGGCTACGCTATACGAAGAGGATGGCTATACGGATTACATTTGGAACAAGCGTGACGAAAGCGATGGACAGGTGCTTCACGATAAAAGGCCATACAAGATTGTGAAACGCAGAACGCAGGCAGAAGGGGAAGAAATTGTTGACGGGCAGAACTATCCTTCCTTCCCAATTATCCCTTTATATGCAAACGAGGAGCATCAGAGCGAACTTGTCGGCATCCGTGAGGGCATTGATGCTTATGACCTTATCAAGAACGGCTTTCTCAACGATCTTGACAATGCACAGTTATATTGGTTGATTCGTGGTGCGGGCGGAATGGATAACCAAGACCTTGTGGAGTTCCTTGACCGATTACTGAATCACAGAATTGCATCCCTTGATGACGGGCAGGACATTTCCATGCAGGAAGTGAATATCCCGCATGAAGCAAGGGAGCAGTTGCTTAATCGTATCGAGCGTGACCTTTACCGTGATTATCAGGCGTTGAATGTGGACGAGATCAAAAGCGGTTCCGTCGTAGTGGCTCAGATTAAAGCGGCCTATGAAGCAATGGATCAGAAAGCCAATGACCACGAGTACATGGTGACGGACTTCTTGGATAACCTGCTTGAGGTTGTCGGAATTGATGATGAGGCAACATTCCAACGGTCAATGTTAGTCAATCAGTCCGAGATGGTGCAGACTGTGCTTCAGGCAGGAGAGTACCTTGATGGCGATTACATGACGAGAAAGGTTCTTACCATCCTTGGCGATGGGGATCAAGCAGAAGATGTCCTGCGAAACCTTGATGATGAAGCAGGGCAGAGGATTCCCGAACCCGAAGAAACGCCACAGGAAGCCACAGAACAGCCTGAAGAGGAAGAGGTGTAATCTATGTCTGATTACGGGCATAGAGCCACAGACATTGCCATAGAGCGTTTAAGCAAGGATATCCGCAGGGAGTACAAGAAAGCATCGCAAGAGGTTGAAGCGAAGCTGAAAGATTACATGAAGCGATTCGAAGCCAAGGATAAGAAGTGGGCGGAATGGGTCGCTGAAGGGAAAAAGACAAAACAGGAATATAAGGCTTGGCGTACTCAGCAGATGCTTGTCGGGAAACGATGGAAGAACCTTCGTGATGACCTTGCGAGGACATACCGTAAAGCGGATAAGGTTGCTTACGAGTATATCACAAAAGGTAAAGCAGAAGTATTCACTCTCAATGCAAACTACAGCACCTATCAAATTGAAAAGGAACTTGGGATCAGCACGAACTTTACGCAGTACAATCCTGATGCAGTTCTGAGGAATATTGCAAAAGACCCTGAGTTTCTTCCCCCGCCGGGGAAAAAACTAGCCAAGCAACTGCGGGAGAATCGTGCTTTAAAATGGCACAGGAGGAAAATCCAATCTGTAGCAACACAGGCGATCCTGCAGGGAGAAAGCATCACCAATGTAGCGAAACGTATATCCAAAGAACTTGGCAACAGGACAACCAAGGAAGCAATTCGTGATGCCCGCACCATGATGACGGGAGCAGAGAACGCAGGTCACTATGAAGCCTATGAACGTGCAAGGAACATGGGGTTGCCGTTTACCGATTATTGGGCGGCGGTACATGACAACAGGACGAGGACTTCCCATCGGAATCTTGATGGACAGCCGAGAGGAGAAAACGGATATTTCTCAAACGGGCTTCAATACCCCGGCGATCCTTGGGGAGAACCTGCCGAAGTGTATAACTGTTTTAGCGGTGATGTTTTTGTATCAACAAACAGCGAAATACAAAGGAGTTATAAGCATAAGTATGACGGTGAATTACTCACCATCAAAACTGCCAGTGGCATAGAGATCACCTGTACTCCTAACCACCCAATACTTGGGCTTAGAGGGTGGGCAAGAGCGTGTAGTTTTAACGAGGGAGATGACCTTTTCGTAGCACTCAGCAGAAACAGTTTTATTGCGGGGAGAAATCCATACATAAAGCATATTTTTACCCGATTTGACACAGTTCATAAGTTTATTGATAAATTTGGAAGAAAGAGGACTTGCACATTGGGTGTGAATTTCCACGGCGATATTCCCACATCCGATGTCGAAGTTATAACTCATGTAGGGTTCTTGAGGAACAACAGGAATACCTTGCTCGGTAAATTTATCAATAAACTCCTGCTCAAAAATACCAATAAATCTTTTGTGGGCAAGAGCACGTTTATGAAGCATTTCAGGAGTATTCTTTCTATTCCGCTTCGCTTCATTGGCAGAGCGTACAAGTCTCTTACGTTCTTCTGGTGGCGTTTGAGACATTCTAAGGTACATGGACTCAGACCTATTGCGTGGAGTGATTCCTACGGATTTAAGCCTGCGGGAAATGACATCTCGGGACACATTAAATTGCTCGGAGAGTGCCTTAACGGATTTGCCGGAATTGTATTCATGGACAAGATCGTCCGTATTGATGTTAATTCTAAACATTGTGATGTATTCAACCTCCAAACTAGAAATGGGTATTATTTTGTTAACTCTATTATATCAAACAAAAATGGAGGCGACAATGACATTGCAGGAATTATTGCCCATAATTGCAGGTGCAGACTAGAATCCTTCTTCTCAGGGATTGAGAAAGACTTCGAACAAATTTACAACAATCATGATCGAAGGGATGATATCAAGGACATGACATGGGATGAATGGAAGAAAGCAACTCCTGTGTCAAAGTCTATTCTTTCGCAGAAAAGAAAAGGCGAATATTATAAATGGAAGTACGTTAAAGAATACAGGACAAGGTGATATCATGAGTAATGTCAAGATCATAGATAATTCATCGTTGGTTAGGGCGGCGATGGCAGAGGTTAAGGATAAAATTCTTGTTGCGTGTTCTATCCAAGGAGCAAATAACTGTGCTAATGAATTGGAGAATGCTCCACGAAGGGTGGATACAGGACGCCTAAAAACTTCTATCAACGGGACGGTAAGAGGAAACAGTGCGGTAATCGGAACGAATGTGGAATATGCCGTTTATGTTCATGACGGCACGTCAAAGATGTCACCGAACAGATTCCTGCGTAATGGCATCGAGCGGAATGCAGATGAGTACAGACAGATCATGGAGTATGCATTGAAGCATACAGAGATATGAGGGCTTAACCGCTCTCATATTTTTTTGAAAATTTTTTTGAGAAAATTAAATAAAAGTATTGACATTATAAATAAAATAGTTTATACTATGGTTGTAAGGAAATGAAGCACACACACAGGAGGAAAAAGAAATGAGAAAGGCTATTATTGAATTAAGAGAGGGCAACCACGAAATGAGAGAGCGTAGCATTAAATTATTTACAATCTTTGGTAGCGTCTACGCACCGCTTAGCAAAACCAAAGTTGTAAACGGGATCGCAGAAGTTCCGGAATGGGTATTTTTAAACGCAGGATTAAACCCTTGCCAAATGGTAACAGGATACAAAGGTATGAGGGTCGGGGCGTAAGCCCCTTCCAGTTACACACAATGAAAGGAGAACACACAATGTATAGAAGTTATGAGAATCCATGGAAACTGGAAGACCTTTTGGAAGATGCAAAAAGAAGACTGAGCGATGCGATAGCAAGAGGCGATGATGATTGCTATGACCTGTATCAGGAAGTTGAGGAATTGAAAGAGCGAGTCAACTTCGCTTGGCAGGATGATGAGTTTTAGAAAGGATGTGATCGATCAAAGATGAAATTAGCCGAGGTTAATACCTCGGTTATTTTTTGCAAAAATATTGCATACACAATTTCTTTATTTTATAATACATATGACACTAATAATGTATCCGAGGAGGATATATATAACAAATGAAGAGCACCACAACTGGCACACCTATCAAGTGCGAGTGCGGGAAGTTGGTTGCAGTATCGCAGGATGGAAAAATCCTTGTGATGTGTAAGCGATGCAAACGCCTTGTGGATGTGCTAAATATCGAAAGAGCCAAGAGCCGTTGAGCCGAGAGCCGTGACTGTATCACAAAAAATCGTGATGCAGGGCGGCTCTCTTTTTTTATGCGGGGATCATGAGGAACTATGATCGGACGCAAAGACCGAACGGCAAGGGAATGCCAACGAAGGGATTAGGAGGTCTAAATGTTAACAAGAAAAATGTTATCCGCAATGGGCATTGAAGCCGAGAAGATTGATCAGATTATCGAGGGACATACTGAGACAGTAAGTGGCCTTCAGGATGATCTTGAGAAAGCGAAAGCGGATGTAGAAAAGTATAAGGCTGAAGCATCCAAAGTAAAGGGACTTGAGAAGAAGGTCGAGGAACTGGAAGCCGATGCTTCATCTGCAGAGGACAGCAGTGCCAAGTACGAGGAACTAAAGAAACAATTCGAAGACTACAAGGCAGAGGTTGCCAAAAAGGAAACGGATGCGATCAAGACGGAAAAGTTCCGTGAACTGCTGAAGGACATCGGACTGTCCGACAAGGGCATTGCTATGGCACTGAAATGGCAGGGCGTTGACGGGGTTGAGTTATCTGAGGATGGCAAGATATCCAATGCTAAAGACCTGCGTAAATCAGCCAAGGAAGATTGGGCAGAGTACATTGTATCTGAGCATGAAGAAGGGGCTGACACTCCGACACCGCCTGAGACTGGCGGGAAGAAGATGACCAAGGCGGACATCATGGCAATCAAGGATCGCAACGAACGGCAGAAAGCAATCTCTGAAAACCTTGAAGTATTTGGTTATAAGGAGATTTAAATGGCAAAAGCAAGATTAACAAAATCCGTAAATATTAGCACCACCGCAAGAGAGGTGGATTTCGTAACTAGATTCGCAGACAACTGGGAGCACCTGCGTGACATCATGGGAGTTTCCCGTCTTATCAGAAAGACACCGGGCACAGTCCTGAAGTCTAAATATGCAACGGTAACCCTGCAGAGCGGTGCAGTTGGTGAGGGCGAGGAGATTCCGTACTCTCAGGCATCCGTAGCAACCAAGGACTATGCACCCATCAATGTTGAGAAGTTCGCAAAGGCTGTATCCATCGAAGCGATCAATGAGCATGGATATGATGATGCCATCGGCTTAACTGATGACCAGTTCCTGTTTGAGTTACAGACAAATGTAACTGGCAGGTTCTACACCTTCCTGAACACTGGACGCCTGATCGAAGCAAAAGCAAGTTTTCAGGCGGCACTGGCAGAAGCACAGGGCAGAGTTCGCAACAAGTGGAAAAAGATGCACAAGGGAATCACCGAAATCGTTGGTTTCTGTAATATCCTTGATGCTTATGACTACCTTGGTGCGGCTAACATCACTGTACAGTCTGAGTTCGGCATGAACTACATCGAGAACTTCCTTGGTTACTCTCGACTTTTCCTTTGCTCCGATGATGAGGTGGCAAGAGGTAAAGTGATTGCTACTCCTGTTGAGAACATGATCCTGTATTATGTTAGCCCTGATGACAGTGATTTCGCAAGAGCAGGTCTTGCTTACACTACAGATGGAATCACTAACCTGATCGGATTCCATGTACAGGGCGATTACAAGACAGCCGTATCCGAGTCCTATGCACTCATGGGCTTAACCCTGTTTGCAGAGTACCTTGACGGTATTGCAGTTGTTGACATCGGAACAGCTACCTTTACTCAGGTGCAGACTCCTGCCAAGGCAGACATCGCAACCTACTTCGAGAAAGATGCAAATAACGACTACTTCCCGACATCCGATACTGATGTAGTTCAGACAAAGACCTACTACACAAGGAGTGTAAGTGCAGGAGCGTAAGATATGGCGAAGAAATGGAAAGTCATAAAATCCTTTGCCGATAAAAAGGACGGGGGCTACACTTACCAAGTCGGTGAGCAGTACCCCCGTACTGGCGGGGTAACTGATACAGACCGTATTGAGGAATTATCTTCCTACGTAAATCGTACTGGAGAACCGCTCATTGTTGAGGACAGCAGTGGAGATTCTTCGCTTCCTGATGTTACTACGGATGATAATGGCGATGTGCTTACCGTAGTCGAAGGAGCGTGGGATAAGGCTGAACCAAGTGGCGGTAGTCAGCTTCCGATAGAAGTATATGAGGTTTATACCGAGGATTACGAAGCATATAATTTGGCTAATGAAGTTACGTACACCCAAATCAAAAATGCGGCAACGTCGGAAGGGAAGCTGTGCTTTTTACGAGTAAGATTCCCAGATGCCCCTATTTATGACGGAACCCTTTACACTTATAGAGGCTACTTTGATGGGAACCCTAATTTCATTAGATTTGAATATCAAAGTGTTGAAATCTCAAACAATATCAGCAGTCTGGTTTGCCGAAGAATTGATATATACGCCGATGGAACCGTCATTTATAACGAGGAGGCCGGCGGCAATATCCCGCCAGTATAAAACCATTAAATATGTACAAAGTTATAAAATCATTCACAGACCTTCAGGATGACAATCATCTGTATCAGATTGGAGACACCTTCCCAAGAGAAGGCAAAGAGGTAACTGAGATTCGGCTTCAGGAACTTTCCACTACAACGAACTTACAGCGTGTCCCGTTGATTGAGGAAGAGAAGCCGAAGAAGAAGAGGACGCGAAAGAAAAAGGTTGATAAGGAATGACGATGTTAACGGAAGTATGCCAGTATCTTAAGAACTGGTTTGACCGAGATCAAGCCAAATTTTACGGGCAGATCAATATCGAGGGAAACCTCATAAAAGTGGATACAGAGGATATTGGTTTGACGGGAGGTCAATACTTCCGCATTATCGGAAGCCTTCTCAATGATGGAGTCTACCAGTATCCTTCCGAGGAACTGAAGGACGAGTCCTTCCGTGGAGCAATATGGAGCATGGCTATACCCCCGGCTGTGCTCGCTCTTGCGGAAGAAATAAACGAGTGGCAGGGGAAGTATGGCGGTACATCAAGTCAGTCCATGTCCCCGTATCAAAGCGAAAGTTTTGGGGGCTACAGTTATTCCAAGGCAAGCGGTTCTGCAGGCAACGGAACATCAAGCGGTTGGCAGGATGTATATGCTAACCGCCTTGCCCCTTGGAGAAAGATATTGTAAGGGGGATGGCTTATGTCACTATTAGAAGAAGCTATGGAAACGTGCGTGTTTCTCAGCAAACAAAAAGAAAATGATGGTTATGGCGGTTATGTCAATACATGGACTGAAGGAGCGGAATTCAAGGCGGCGATTGTTTTTGACACTTCCATGCAAGCTAGGATTGCAGAAAAGCAGGGTGTGACAAGCAGATACACCGTGACCACATCAAGGACACTGCAATTACAATACAACGATTATTTCAAGAGAGTCCGTGACGGTAAGTTTTTCCACGTCACTTCAGACGGTGATGACCGCTATACGCCACAAAGTGCATCCCTTGACATGAATCAGGTGGAAGCAGAAGAGATTACAAGTCTGCCGAGGTAACCATATGGATGAATGGAAAGCACTGGACAGCTTTTGGAATAGCTTTACGATACCCGCATACGATGAGAACACTGTGCCTGATGATGTAGAAATGCCGTATATAACATACGAATCAGGGATTAGTGAATTAGGCAACAAGATAACCCTAAGTGCATCATTGTGGTATCGAACCACATCATGGCAGGACATAAGCCAGAAAGCAAAAGAAATAAGCAACACTATTGGCGGAGGAACTGGCGTAGCATATTCCGGTGGAAGGTTATGGGTAACAAGGTCAGTGCCGTTTGCAAGGCGAATGGATGAACCTGATGACCCTGCTGTCAGACGGATCGTGCTACAGATTGAAGCCGAGTTCCAATCCGCATAAAGGAGAAAAGATGGCACAGAAATTCACGAAAGTTCCCGATGACACATTCGAGAAACTTCAGCTTAATGCGGGTATTTTAGTCGACACATTCACTCCTGAGAGTGGAACGATTGGCAACATCCTTGGAGCAACTACAGGCGGTATCAACTTCACTACCAATCCTGAGTTTACGGATTTTGGAGAAGACATCGACAATGTTCCGAATAACATGATGGAACTCAAACATTTGAATCAGTTCGATCCGCAGATGAGTGGAACATTCCTTACCTGTACTCCTGCACTGGCAAAGAGCCTCGTGGGTGCGGCAGATGTTGATACCACAGATACCACAAAGGTTGTTCCGAGAGCGGAACTTTTAGCAACGGACTTCGATGAGGTATGGTGGATTGGAGACTACTCTGATGTAAACACGGGACAAAATGCAGGATTTATCGCTATCAGGTTAATGAATGCATTGAATACTGCAGGTTTTCAGATTCAGTCCACAAAAAATGAAAAAGGTCAGTTAGCGTTCGAATATCATGGGCATTATTCCATTGAGGATCAGGACACTGTACCGTTCGAGATTTATGTGAAAAAAGGAACAGCCTAAAGCAAACAGGGGGTAAAAAATGAAAAATTTAGCAAACTGCAAACCGTCAGAGTTTCTCCGTCAGACTAACAGGATTCGCAAGTCGGCATCGAAATGGCTGAAGGATGTGAATGTCTTTGAAATCAGACGGCGGAAGCCTGACGGTTTTGAGGACATGACAGAAGAAGAAAAAAAGGAAAGCATGAGGGAGCAAGCACGTGAGAATCTTTACGAAATGATGGACTCTGCATTGGAAACGTATGCGGATGAAACACTCGAACTGCTTGCTCTTTTATGTTTTGTAGAGCCTGAAAAGGCGGATGACTACAAAGTAACTGACTATCTGAAATCCTTCACTGAAATAATCAATGATAAGGACGTTATGGATTTTTTTATCTCATTGATCAGATTGACGGAGACCGTTTCCTAGACTACTGCAGGACAATCAATATTCCCATGCTTGAATTAATGGGCAAGGGGTATGTTATTGACCACTGTATTTGTGAGCATAACAGGTGGATAGAAGACCACAACGAGAAGGTCAAGGAGCATGACTACCGGCTATACATGACAGAAATGGTCAGAGGTATAGCGAATACTCTTGGCATGGAAGTTAATGTAAGGTATGCCGATTTTTACGGCACTAAGACGGAGCAGAAAACGGAGAAAACTGGCGATGAGATTGCTCTTGAAGTAATTAAAAAGTTAGGATTAAAAACGACATGACAGTATATGAATTACTAGCAAAAATAACGCTTGATACAAGTGCATACGACAAAGGATTAGCCGCCGCAAGTGGCAAGCTGAGTAAATTCGGCGGGGTCATGTCAAATGGGTTCGGCAAAATAGCAAAAGCGGGCGGAATCATCTTCGGTGCGGCAAGTACGGCGGTCACTGGATTCGGAGCGACATCCTTGAAAGCAGGAATGACCTTCGACAAGTCCATGTCACAGGTTGCGGCAACCATGGGAAAGACCATGAAGGACATGGAAAATGAGGTCGGAGAAGTTGATCTCGCATGGGGTCACTTCTCAGGAAACCTCAGGGACTATGCACAGGAAATGGGAGCACATACGGCATTCTCCGCATCTCAGGCGGCGGATGCCCTTAATTATATGGCTTTAGCGGGATATGACACCGAGAAGTCGATGAGTATGCTTCCAAACGTGCTGAACCTTGCGGCGGCAGGCGGAATGGAACTTGCCACGGCTTCCGACATGGTAACCGATGCTTCTTCCGCTCTTGGGTTATCCACGGAGGAGACCACGGCTTTAGTTGACAAAATGGCACAGGCATCAAGTAAGTCCAACACGTCTGTTGAACAGCTTGGTCAGGCTATGTTGACTGTTGGTGGTACTGCTAAGGTACTAAAGGGCGGAACAACGGAGTTGTCTACCGCATTAGGAATCCTTGCGGATAACGGTGTTAAAGGAGCGGAAGGTGGAACGGCTCTGCGTAACATCCTGACAAGTATTCAGGGTGATAAGTTTGAGAAGACCTTCGGCTCAATGGGAATCAGTGCCTACGATGCTGAAGGCAATCTGAGATCGCTGAAAGATGTTTTTGGTGACATGAGTACGGCAATGGAAGGGATGACCGATGAGGAAAAGACAGACCTCATCAACAAGACCTTCAATTCCCGTGATCTGAAGAATGTCAATGCCCTGTTAGGAACATCTGCCGACAGGTGGGATGAGTTGTCGGGGGCGATTGATGATTCCTCAGGTGCGGCTCAAAAGATGGCGGATACTCAGCTTGACAACCTTGCTGGAGACATCACGCTTTTCAAATCTGCCTTAGAAGGTGCTCAGATTGCACTTACTGATCAGGTCTCGCCTGCAATGAGGGGATTTGTCAAGGAAGGTTCAGAAGGACTTTCCAAGATGACAGAGTCTCTGAAAGATGGTGACTTCGCAGGTGCTATGACGATCCTTGGCGAAACTGTTGCCAATGAGGTTGTAAAACTGGCACAGGGTCTTCCTCAGGTAATGGCGGCGGGAGCAAGCCTATTGCAAGGACTTGCACAAGGAATCATTTCAGGAGCACCAAAGATTATGGATGCCCTGTATGAGACCGTAGAAGGGGCGATGGATGCCTTTAACGGCATTGACTTTGGCAAGGCAGGAGATGCCCTGATGGATGGTCTCGGCATGGCTTTGGAAGGTGCTATGAGCATCGGAGACCTGTTTGTTTCTGCTGGATCGGAAATACTTGGTAGGATGGCAAGTGGGCTTGCAGAGGGCGTTCCTCAGTTCCTAGAGGGCTTCATGCCAATGTTACTAGGACTCAGTGAATACATAAGAGCGAATGCGGGAACAATGATCGATGCGGGACTGAATCTGCTTGTACAACTGGCACAGGGAATCGCAAACGGGCTTCCTGTGCTGATTGCATACCTCCCGCAGATCATTAGCAACATAGCTAATGTCATCAACGACAATGCTCCGAAGGTATTAATGGCGGGCGTGAAGATTATCGTGACATTGGCACAGGGAATCGTTAACGCACTTCCTGCCATCAGGGACAACTTCCTGAATATCCTGAAGATGATTTTCGATGTTATCATGGCTTTCAACTGGGTAAGCCTTGGTGGTAACATCGTCACGTTCATCAAGAACGGCATAAATACGCTAAAGACCGCTATCCCTGAGGCTCTGAAGAACATTGGACAGACCGCTATGGAATGGTTGTCTGCAATCCAATGGTCAACACTTGGAGCAGATATTATTGACCTGATCCTGATTGGGCTTGAGTCCTTGGCATCTGCATTACCCACAGCGTTAAAGGCTATTGCAACAACGGCATGGAATGCCTTTAAGTCTATCCCTTGGGGAAGCGTTGGAAGGGCGGCAATATCCGCTCTTGCTACTGGTATTTCGTCTTCGGGCGGAAAGATCAAGAGTATAATCAAGGGTATCGTTGATAAGGTCAAATCAACAATATCAAGCGGATTCAAATCCGCAAAGGATAAAGCGGTTAATACCTTCGAAAGCATGAAGACGGGAGTCGCAAACAAAATCAATGCGGTAAAAGACAAAGTCAAGAGCGTTGTTGATAAGATAAAGGGATTCTTCCCTCTGAGGATTGGCAAGATATTCAGTGGATTACAAATTCCTCACATTAGCGTGTCGGGAGGCTCTGCTCCTTTTGGCATCGGCGGAAAAGGATCGCTTCCGAAATTCCACGTCAGATGGTACAAAAAGGCGATGGAGAATCCTTATCTGTTTTCTGACTCAACACTTTTTGGTGCAGGTGAAGCAGGAGCAAGGGACGAGATGCTATATAGCAAACGTGCTTTGATGGATGACATTGCATCTGTAGTGAGCGGTCAGCAGGAAAACAGCTTCGGCAGAGCGGTGCAGATTACGAATTATATCACGATTGAGGGAGCGGAAGACCCTGAAGACTTCGCTGAGAGATTCATCCGCAAGCTGAAGCTAGATATGAGGACGGCTTAATATGGCAAAAAAGAAAAATTGGGAATTAGTACTGGTTAATATCGTTACAAAAGCTTCTAAGAAACAGTCGGGATTAAGCATAGCTAGGAGCGGACATAATACATACGCCTGTACATGGAAGCTTGGGCAGACATATGACTCTCAGAAATTCGGATATACAACTCATGGTGCATCTACTTGGAGAGGTTATTCCTATCCAAGCGTGACAAAAGGACAGACGAAAGCGACAGTAACCATTGACAGGACAAGGTATTATCCGTACACATCAAGATACGTCAAGGGAATCCGGTTTGCCGTTAGAGGAAAAGGCAAGACAACAAAAAGCAACAATACAGAAACTCAGTATACAGAGTCTGAATGGGTTTACAAGGACATCGATCTTTATGCCCCGAAATCCCCTTCATTAACTGCTACATTAAGCGAAACGTATACCAATGTAACTACATTTTCTTGGAGCGTGGCTGATGCAGGAAACGATAGCCGTTATGTTTTCCATGACGTGCAATGGGAATCCATTCTTGTTAAGGATTCTAGCGGTAGTGGCAAGAGTCAAAACTGGAGCGTAAGTTCCAAGACATCAAGAACGGGTGAAAGTGCTAGTGGAAGCCGTACCATAACAGAGGACACTGCCGTTCTTGCAAACGGCTCTTACACAAGATGGTTCAGAGCACGTTCAAGGGGAATGGCAGGAACGAGAGGATGGGAATATGCACACCACACATATGCAAGACCTTATCAGGCTAAGATTGACACTGTAAAAGCCGAAACGACACAGGCAGGAGGGTTTCAATGTTACTGCAAATGGACGGCTGATTCCAGTTTCGCAAGACCGATTGACTCAACATCGGTACAGTACTGCCTGACCATTCCCGATGCAGGATTATCCTGCCCTACTGGGGCAAGTTGGAGCGATGCCAATGTATCCAGTGACACGAGTGGGTATGATGCAGTCACCTTTTCGATCGATGATCTCTTGTCGGAAGACCAGTGCTTGTTCGTGAGGGTGAATACGCAACACGACACCTATGTAACTTATGGACTTCCTGCCTTGGCTTCAATCGGCAAGCTGAAGACACCATCTGCCCCGGATGTCAGCATATCCACTGCAACTCACAATGCAACGATTGAGTGCGACAACAACGCAGATGAGGTTCCTGATTCGTTTATTGCTATCGAGTTTCAAATGGGCGATGAGCCTGCTTGGGATATCGGGATAATTCCTCACGGTCAGGATAGCGTAACGGTTCAGTGCCCTGATTGGGGAGATAAACCCATCGCCTTTATTGCAAGGGCGGTTGTTGGAACATATAGAACCGCAGAAAGAGCCGATGGAGCGGATGCTTATGTAGTGACCCCAAGAGCAGAGTCGAATAGGACATCCTATGAGTCAGGTTCTATCCCTACTGCACCAACCAATGTGCTTGCAGTTCCTACCCTCAATACTGGAACGGTAAGAGTCTCATGGGATTGGAGTTGGTCAGGAGCAAGGGCGGCAGAGTTGTCTTGGGCGGATCACGATGATGCATGGGAGTCTACAGACGAACCAGATACCTACGTTGTATCGAACCTCAATGCTTCAAGATGGAATGTCGCAGGGCTTGCCACCGGAAAGCGATGGTTCTTCCGAGTAAGGTTAATGTCCTCCGAAGACGATGCTAACTATTCGCCGTACAGCGATATCGTTTATGTGGACTTGTCTTCTACACCCGCTATCCCTTCCTTGTCACTATCCAAGGGCGTAATTACAGAAGACGAGTCGGTGACGGCTAGTTGGTCTTATACCACGGAAGAAGCATATCAGGAATATGCTGAGATATGTGACATTGCAGACCCGGCTCAGACCAATAAGGAATACATTTTAACTACAGATACAACTGTGAAGGCAAAAGATTACTTTGTTCGTGGAGGAAGTGGAACGAGTGAAAGTCCTTTTACTTATGGCATTGTTGATCTTGCTGAATATGAATTAACGCAGGATGCAAGCCCTGTTGACGGCAAGATATACTATGAGAGGTCAGGAGAGGGCACGAGTGCTTCTCCGTATGTCTATGTGATAGTTAGTGAACTTGAGAGCATAGAGGGGTTATATGAGCGTTCTGAAGCGTCAGAGAGCAATCCCGCACAGATGGGGTTGTACGAACTGGAGCGAAAGATTATCGCTCACGTGGAATCTGCACAGTCAATAACTATCTATCCTAGTGAGGTTGGATGGTCTGCGGGAGAAACCCATTACTTAGCGGTAAGGGCAAAGGGAGCAACCGGACAAATCACGGAGGAATGGAGCGACTACAAGTCCGTTGCTGTTGCCGTTCCATTAACCTGTGAGATATCTGCTACATCCTTAGAGGATGCCACAGCGGATGAACCTGAGTTGCATCTAACAGACCTGCCATTAACCGTGAAGGTAGACGGGGCAGGGGATGTCAACAGGACAGTCGTGGTAGTGGAAAGGGCAGAATCTTACATCCTTGACAGACCTGATGAGAATCGATTTACAGGCTATGAAGGGGAAATGGTTGTATCCCGTGAACAGACTGGGGATGCCTTGATAACCTTTGAACGTAATGACCTTTTGCATCACTTTGACGATGGAGCAAGGTACAGGATTACCGCTCTTGTAAAGGATGACATCGGACAGATAGCAGAAGCAACACCTGTGGAGTTTGTGGTCAGGTGGACAGAACAAGCCATCATGCCTGAAGCATGGGCAGTGGTGGATACTCAATATGATGCAGTTGTCATCGGTATTGAAACCCCTGAAGGAGCAAGCCAAGATGCTACTTGTGATATCTACAGATTATCCTCGGATAAGCCTGAATTAATCTATGAGGGAGCACCGCTTGGTTCGAAGATCGTTGATCCGTATCCTGCCATTGGAGAGAGTGGCGGGCATCGGATTGTATACAAGACAGTAAACGGTGACTATATCACAGAGCAGAACATGACTGCTTGGATTGACCTGCATGAGGACGAGGATGATATTCTCGATGTTGACTATGCCATCATAGACTTCGAGGGTGGACATATCCGACTCTACCATAACTTGGACTTGTCTCAATCTTGGGACAAGGACTTCAAGGAGACTGCATATCTTGGTGGAAGTGTACAGGGTGACTGGAATCCTGCAGTAAGCAGAACCGCATCCTTATCAAGTACCGTGATTCGACTTACTGAGTCGGATAGCATCCTGCAGATGCGAAGGTTAGCGGTCACTCCTACGGAGTGCCACATAAGGACTCCCGATGGTTCATCCTTTGCGGCGGATATTCAGGTATCCGAATCAAGCGGAACGGAAACGAGAAATCTGATTTACGATTACAGCTTAAAAATAACTAGAATTGACACAGAAAGGCTTGACGGCCTCACCCTTGAGGAATGGCAAGCACAACATGAGGAACAATAATGGACTGGAGAAAAGGCTTTTCTGCATCTTATTATGCCATGGTAGTTGATCCTGTGACATGGAAGGATACAGAACGAATTGATATAACAGGAGGTTCAATTTCACATCAAGAATCCGACCTGCGAGTCTCCGGGGATATTGACTGTGTTCGATTCGACTACGGAGAAACGTGGGTGAGAGTCTATCTTGATGCATTTCAAGGGCAGGATTCTGCCCACGTTCCGCTTATAACGGGGTTGACCTGTTGCCCCGATGATGACTTTGACGGCTTCTATCGGACAAATGCCGTTGAGATATATTCAGTATTAAAGCCGTGTGAAGATGTCCTTCTCCCAAGAGGATATTACGTCCCCGCAGGTCAGGTTGGAGCAGATGCAATAGAAGACTTGCTGAAGGTATCCCCCGCACCGATTGAGATTGAAGGGGATTCACCAAGGTTGCAGAGCAACATCGTTGCAGAGAACGGCGAGAATCATCTTACCATGACGGAGAAAATCCTGCTAGCTATTAACTGGCGGATGATCTTGAGAGGGGATGGAACAATAGTTCTCGCACCGAAAAGCGATGAGCCTGTAACATCCATAGATACGGTGGAGAACGACATCCTTGAGCCAAAAATCAAGCGGACAAAAGATTGGTATTCTTGCCCAAATGTATTCAGAGCGATTATTGATAGCATAACCGCCATTGCAAGGGATGATGATCCTGACAGTCCATATTCCACCGTAAGCCGTGGAAGAGAAATATGGGAAGAGGATGACAAGTGCGATTTAAACGACCGTGAAAGTCCTTCTGAGTACGCACAGAGGCGGTTGAAGGAATCTCAAAATGTTACGGAGACTATAACATACGACAGGCGTTTCCTTCCTGATGCGGATGTAACCGACTGCGTAACTCTTAATCTTCCGGGGCTTGGGATAACTGGAAAGTACAGAATCAGGTCGCAATCAATCGAATTAACCCACGGGGCAAGAACATCGGAAGAGGTGGTCAAGATATGAGTGCGAAACTGGATAGGATCATTAAAGGGTTGAAAGAAGCTATCCGAGAAGCAAACAGAAGAAGGACATCATCCTTGGATACACCTGCTACAGTGACAAGAATCGATGGTGACACAATGTATGTTCACATGGACGGTGGAACGCCTGAAACACCTGTTAAAAAAACAATTGATGCCAAGATCGGAGATACCGTGCAGGTACGAGCAAAAGGCGGTCAGGCATGGGTAACAGGGAATCAGACAGCACCACCAACAGATGACACGGTTGCCCATGCATCTGCAAAGACTGCCACGGATTATGTTACCGACACGAATGATGGAATCTTTGTTCATCGTAATAACGATAACAAGAACGGGGTCAGAATCCGAAACAATGTTGACATTGTGAGGAATGGAAAATCTGTTGCAAATTACGGAGAAAATGCTCGAATTGGCAGGACTGACGGGGCAAGAATGGTTGTTGGCTCAGATAATATTCAGGGCATCAACGAAAGTGGATACGAGCTGTTTCGACTTGGATTTGACGGTGAATCTGACCTAATCAGTTATTTCGATGACAATGTATTCGAAGCAGATGTAACGAGTTATCAGGGGACGGTTGCAACGTTCTCTGCCGAACTTCCTTCCATTCTTCCTACAGGAGCAATGTTTCGAATAACATTAAACACAGACAGGGCGTTCAGTGTCATCTTTGACGATATGCAGATTGGAGTAGCTTCCTCTCAAACCAAAACAAGTTCCAACGACTATACTCTCAATTATAACGGGGAATCAACCATAACAATAAATGGGATGGTGAGACAGTCGGTTGTTCCTTCGGGAACAGATAGCATATGGCGGTTACGCTGTAGATGTAGCACGACCATAAAAACGCCATCATTTACCCTTGGCAATAGGAAGACGTTAACGAAGGGAAAGTATTCCGTAGCACTTGGAGAAGGTTTGATTGCAGAAGCTGATCATCAAGTTGTGATAGGAAAGTATAACGACAATGATGATAATGCTTCTTTTATCGTTGGAAATTCAGGCAACATATTTACTGTCAAGAATGATGGAAATGTGTATGCCGATGCGGATTACTACTCAGGCGTTAATGAGTTGGAACTTGGCACAATGATACTTCCTGCAATCCTGACATCAACTGGCAGTGAGTTGTATTTTACGATTCCCACAGGCAGACTTTTTCCAAGTGGAACAACGGTAAGCAGTCTTCAATTCAATATGAACGGAAGAGCAGGCAGTTCCGAAGGACAAGGATATTATATTGTTAGAGGATCAAGCAGTGGAACGGACACGGCACCGTTTGGGTTCGGGAGTGCAGGTGGAACAACAGCGTTCTACAACGCAAACAACAATCAGAAGTTAGTAACCCCATCAATGTGGACGGTATCCTTTCAAGGCGGAACGAATATCCTTGTCACAATAAACGGCGGAGAAAACTATTTCTTTAGTGGAAACGCAACAAAAGATGGTTATCTGAATAACCAGCCTGTTGTGCTCTATTTAACATATGTGACCGTTGGGCTATAAGAGGAGGAATAAATGCGAACTAGAAATATAAGCGTGTCGGAAGATTATGTTCCGACCATCAATCTTGGCAGACAAGGAGAGAATGCCGTCAGCCAAGTAGTATTCGATGTGTCGAGTTTGATTACCGATTA